ATACCGCCCTACCACCCTTGGGTCTTTTAGCTAACGCACCACCCTTCTGACGTATCTTACCGCCTGGACTAGGAACAATAGCACTACTCTTCCCACCAGCCTTTACGATAGCACTACCTTTAGATGGAACTATCGCAGTCTTTCTTTTTAATTGACCCTTTGCAAACTTTAATCTCTTTGCTTTCTTTGCAGCACCAACTGATCGTCTTGCACCAGCAGCTAACTTAGCAGCAAGACGAGCTCTAGATTCATATACAAAGGATTCAAATATCATTGTACTTTCTTTCTTGCAGGCTTCTTCTTATCTAACTTACTACCCAATGCACCACCTGCCAAACTTCCTGCAATTCCTCCTGGCAAACCTCCAACTGCTCCACCAGCAACTCCACCAGCGATAGATCCTACAAGCTCACCTGCTCCTTCTTTCATTGAAGCATCTGCTTTAATGATATTAGGTGCATACTTAGAAACTAGATCTTCTTTTGTCTCTTCTTCAACAATCTTCTTACCAAAAATAACAGGACTCTTTACATTAAAAGGTGATTGTTGTTCCGATGCAGCCTCAATATCAACTTCTTCTTTCTTGACCGTCGACAGAGCGGCCTTACCAACTCCCTTAGCAACCGCACCCGCAGTTTTCGCTGCTGTTGATGCTGTTTTTAAAGCAATAAGTCCTGCGACTTCTTCTAATGGAGATACCTTATACTTGATTCCCCTCATCTCTCCAAGAGTTGTCAAGTTTGCAGCAACCTGATCCCAGAGTCTTGATTCCAATAGTAAATCTTCTTCCACTTCAACTTCCTCCTTATTAAGTGTAGAACTATTCCTAAAGGCTTTTATTGGATCTGGTAAAACTAGATCTATAACCTCAGCAGTTACGTTACCCTCTGCATCTTCAATCTGAACTGATTCATCCTGTTGATCTCCACCCATAACCTTATTAGCAACTGCATCAACAGCAGCCCACTTAGCAGCAGTCTTTCCACCAGAAACAGCAGCCTTCTTAACAGCAGCCTTACCTCCTCTCTTTGCAACAAATTTTGCACCTTGAGTAGCAGCAACCTTCGCAACTGTGCCCCATCCTTCATCAACCTTTTCTACTTCTTCACACTTTGTTTCTTCTTTCTTATCTTCATCATCATCTTTCTTCTTACTCTTCTTCTCATCCTTCTCTCTCTTAGATGTCTTGCCATCTACATCACTTTTTTCATACCACTTACCGTCACCATCGTCGTCTTGCCAACGTTTTTCTTCTTTTTTTTCGTAGATAGCAGCGTATGCATCTACAAATCCCTTATCGTTAATCATGATGGCTCCAAAAATAGTGGATGAATATAGACCTAAAGATTATTTATTGTATTTTGTGCCTGGACCACTAGGAGGATCTTCAGGATTCCTCTTAGGTTTTCCATCATAAAAAGATCCTGTAGTGATTGGCAAAATCTTAGACTTGTCGTGAAACTTTTTTACAGGTTGGCCAGGAGTCATCGATTGTACGTAATCCCTGTACTCATCAGTGGCAACATCATAAGCTTCTGTGATATCACGCAACCATGACTTAAACATATTACCTTCAGAAGTCTGACAGATAACATGATTAGCTCCTCGTCTTGTTATCCTACCCACCTCTCCAGTATTAACATTCTCTACTAAGGCTCCCATCTTAAAGACATCTTCCCTCAAGTAAGCAATTCTTAATCCAAAAGGATCTAACTTAGGTGCATACTCCCATTCTTTAACTTCTTTCTTCTTATCATCCTTCTTCACTCCCATAGATTTCTGAAGGAGTTTAAACAAATTCATCTTCTCATCATTACCAATATCAGGAACACCCTTAACAAATCCTTTAAAGTCACCATCCATTGCGGCCTTTCTTAATTTAGAAGCAGACATACCTTCTAATCCTTCTGCATCTGCATCCCTATCACCAGCAGAGACAACATTTATCTCTTCAAACTCATAGATATCCCCATTATATTTCTGTGATAATCCTTGGAACTCAGCAAGTCTATCCTGACCAACTACTATAGTTACTGCCTTATATCCCAAATTGTTACAAGCTACTAAGACATCAAAGATTGTCCTTGCATTAGCATCGTCCCTAATATCTTCTTCAAAGTCAGGGAACATCTTCTTCATATATTCTATCTTAGCTCCAGGCTGCAATGGATTCTTCTTAGCATCCTGACTACGACTTGGATATATCCTTAAATCAAATCCAGATCTCCTTGATTCAGTAGATGCTGCATCAAGTAATTTTTGATGTCCTGTTGTAGGAGGATTAAATCTTCCAAAAACAACTACAACTCCTTCAGAAGTAGGTTCCCCCATCTTCTCAGCAGTCTGCTGTTGAAGATCATCAGTACCAAAAAGTTCTCCACTACCTTCTACATCTTGTGGCTCCTGTTGTGCAGGTGCTCTTGGAGCAGGAGCTGGTTCTGCTGCCTTCTTCTTTGTGGGAGTTGCAGCTGGAGCAGGGCCTCCTCTCTTTGGACCTTCTTCCTCTTCTCCCTTACCTCTAGTACCAGTAAATTTTAATTTGCCTGCTACTGTCTTAGCAGTGAAATTACCCTTAGCATCGTACCATCCACCATGACCATCACCGACCAAACCTCTCTGTTTGGCCTGAGTGGATGCAGCTGTCTTCACAGCTTCCCCTAGGAATTGAGCAAAAGACTTCACAAATACTAAGCTTTTATCATTTCTATTTAGTTATCACGAGGCAGATAGGATCCAAGACCACCAATTACATAGAACTTTAATTCTTTAATCTTAAACTCACCATTAATCTCACTTGTTCTTTTCTTAAATCTAAATCCAAATAGTTCCTTGTTTAAACCAGTACCATTCATAAAGAACTTTCTGTTCTCACCAGCATTGCGAAGATCAATAGAAGTACATCTCTGTTCTAACTCATCAATATACTCTGGAGTTGTCTCTTTAATCTTTGTCTTATCAACATCAACAATATCTGCAAGGTCAGTACCAAAAGCAACATCCCTAAAGAGTTGGAATGTCGCTCTCTTAAATCTTTGTGTATTAAGAGATGCGGCTCTATCCAAAGATTCCATTGTCTCTCGATACAAAGACTCAATCAATCTTGTCTTCTCTCTCTTTTGATACTGTGTTTTCGCACTCTTTAATGTATCACCAAGAGTAACTCTATACCGTTCTGCATTGGGTAAGGTAGCACCAAACCTAGCAACAACATCAAGCATTCCATTGTAAGGACTAAGGTTTGCAAGAGTAGAACTACCCGATTTCATTGAGAAACTCATAGGTTCATTCAAAACTTTATCCCCATTCATGGTAGCATTAACCATGATATCCCCTTTTATAAGGCCACCACTAGACTCTCCAGCAATACCATCTGCGGTTATATCAACTACAACCGTATCAACTTGATTGTTCTTTAACCATCTATCCTTCACATCTCTAATCTTTCTTGCATAGTTTGTATTAAGAGTAGTAACTATCTGTTGTATCTTCTGATCTAAGTTTCCAATATCACCACTTCTCTCATATAATAATTCCCAATTAGGACCATAAGCATCTTGTGTTGATCCATGCTTTAACCTCATTGTAATATTAACAGTTACATCATCAGGATCCCTTCCATCCTTAAACTTCTTAAACTGATATTTAAAAGATTCAGTACGAAATAAACTCGTATCAATCTTACCCCTAACAGAATTAATATGTGACTTATATGCCCTGTTATTCGCAAAGATATCTGCCAATCCAATGGAGAAGATACCCTCCATCACATCACCTTCGTTTAACTTAGACATAAAAAAAACTCCCTCTACAGGAGTTATTTATTTTTACCACCTTTGATTAAAGTCATCTTAGCATTATTAAGTCTCATCCTTTTCTTATAAGCAAGGATACTAACATGTTCCAAGACCTTCAAAACATCAGCAGTGGTTGCACTTTTAGGTAATCTAGATCTGATAAAATCATACTTGGGAAAGAATTCATCGGCTGCATCGGTAAGTTCTTCAATAGTTAATGGTTTATCAAACATCATCATAGATCATTTTCCGCTCTATTCTCTGAATAAAATATATCAAAACTACCAGAAGGATATCGTTTCTCCAACTTCTTAACATTACCCCTAACAACATCCTCAAAGGATACTCCCAGTGCCATACATGCTTGTGCTACATACCACATAACATCACCCAGTTCAATGATAAGATGTTCTCGGTTTGCATCGTTCCAAGGCTTTCCTTGAAAGACCATCTTCTTAACGATCTCAAGAAACTCACCAGACTCAGCAGCAAGACCAACACCAGCAGTGGTAAGACGTTCAATATTTGCACCTTCTCTGTCAAGTTCAACCAAGCGGTCAGCAAGAGCTACAAAATCTTTACTACTATCTGATGTGACAGCATCGACAAACTTTTCGTATTGTTCAAAGTCTACAGTCATAATTAGAAATTCAATCCAGCAAATTTACTTTTCTTTGTTTCCTTGTCATCATTATTATACTCCTCTTCTTGACCACTGTCAACAATGTCATCCTGAGCACTTTGTTCGCAGTCATATAATCTCATCTTGGCACGATCAATTCCTATAACAAATCTCTTATTAACTGTAGGATCGTTATACCTATTCTTTAATTGTTTAACCATAATCTGATTCAACCCCTCCAATTCCTCAGTAGATATAAGAGCAAACATAAGATCAGCGGTAGCTGGAAGCCCAAAAGACTCGGAGGTATCTGTAAGATCAACGTCACTACTACCAAAACCAGAACGAGTAGTCTGAGTAGCAGAAACAATCGGTACTTTAGACTCCACCGCAAGACCTCGTAACTCTTCCGCAATAGCTTTGATATACGAGTACGAATTGACATTACTGTTAGCTCTGTATCTTGAGGATGCACATATATTTAAGTAATCAATGAATATTATATCAGGCCTGAATGATTTCTTCAGTGCAAGTTCATTTAATAATGTCTTAAAGTGTCCTACATGTGCAGATGCAGTAGGGTATTCCTTAATAATCAATTGACCTTGTGTCTTCTTTGCAAGAGATTCAATCTTCTTATCAAACATCATTCGAGGAAGATCTGTCAATTGTTGAACAGGTATGTTCAATAGATTAGCATCCACTCTCTCAGCAATCTTTTCCTCAGCCATCTCAAGCGTGATGTATAGTACGTTCTTTCCTTGTAAAAGAACTGAAGATGCGAAGTGACACATAAACAAAGACTTACCAACACCAGTGCCAGCGAGAGCAATGTTAAGTGTCTTATTCGGAATCCCACCCTTCGTAATCTTGTTGAAAAATTCCAAATCAAATTCGACCCTATCCTCTTTTGTGTGATAGAAATCGAA